CTTTGAAGTCAGTCCAGGCATGAGGGCAAACTTAAAGCTAGAGGTTAGCTATAGTCCCTTGCGCCTACCTAAACAAAATAAAGACATCACCCTACTTTTTGATTCTCTTGCCGAACTTAGCACTGGGCCAACAGTTAATATTCCCTGCGTTGATTTAAAAGAGGCTTTAGCCGAGAAGTTGATCACCTTCCCGCGCAGGCTTGCACTATCCATGGGCAAAACAGATGAGAAGCCTGATAGTGCTTTGGTTCGTCACTTATATGACGTTTATCAAATTACTGAGAAACATCCAGAAATCCTCGAAAGCCATCTATCTTTATTAACAAGCCTAGTTAAGCAAGTGATTGAACAAGATAGCAATGACTTTGCACGTCAGCACCCTGCATTTATAGAAGATGCCTTTGGTGAAATCAATAAAGCCATGAAGTTTGCTTTGGGTAATCCTGACACAAAAAGAACTTACGATAAATTTATCGAGGTGATGGTGTATGAAAAGAATGCACCTTCATTTGAAGCTGCATTCTCAAGGTTCTCAGAAACACTGAAACAAGCATTACCTAAGCTTAGTTACTGATGTTAGATACCCATATTGCTCAAGTGCTGAGCAATCCTATCTACTGGACTCAATGAACTACTGAGCGGTGCCCCCAAGGATGCTGTTCTGGCATGTAGGGGTTGGTACTTTGCAACAGTAGCTTTAGGTAACTGCAAGTTTTGATAGATGTGCCTAATAGCACTTCTGATTTCTGTTTCATCATGTTCCTTTAAGAAAGAGTGCAAGATGAATGGGTTATTTAGATAGTCAGTGATCAGTCTCATTTTCGCCACATGATCAAACTCATCCTTATGATCTTCTAAGTAGTGATCCAGAGATTCTTTTAAATGCGTGACAGCAATTTCATAATTAAACGGCTTTTTCTGTTTCATCGGCTCAGATTCAGAAGCCTCACTCATTACTTTTGCTACTGGCGCTACCTTTGCTCTATCTAAAGCCTCCTTTAGATCTTCTATTTGTTTCTCAAGATCTCTTTTTTGCGTCAAGATCTTTTTCATGCGATCTCGGCCTCGATCTGATTTGATCTCATCATAAAACTCAATATCACCCTCAGGGTTGGGCCTGATCTCAGATTCATCTGCCTCACCCTTTGCCTTGATCAGCTCCTCTAGAAAGTTAGCCTTTTTATCATCTTTCACCTCGGTTACTTTTTTCTCTTGCACAAGCTCAAATTTAGGCTCTTCTGAGTCAGTATTAGCTGTAGGAGGTGCCTCAGGAACTTTAGGTGGCTCAGTTACTTCTGGAGTAGCCTCTTGTACATCCTTATTGATCTCATCAGTTGTGTGGGTGCTTTTCATTTACTTCCTCCTCTTCGTTTAAATATTGATTCGTTACAGGTTTTCTGGTGATGGTTTTAATCAGCATGGGCTCTAAGTGAATGTCTGGCTATCACTTGGTATGAACAACTCAACATCTATCCGATCATCAAATCGGTGCAGGGTTTCTTTTAGTAGATTGATCAATGGCTCAGGCTCTAGACCTTGTTGCCGTAGATTGATGATTTGCAAAACCAATCCTTCTATGAAAGGTAAGACCTTGATCCAACTCTCTTGTTGCTCATACTTATCCGGTGCCCCTGTAGTTCCTGCCCTGATACGCATCTCAACCATTTCAAAAACTTGGTCTTTAGACAGTTCTGGCCAGTCATAGGCTTTAACGGTTGTTTTTTTATATTTACCGTCTATCTTTTCAGTTTTAACTTGATGGTTTCCCATGAAACATTCAACTTGTTCCTTGCTAAGCTCTTGTAAAAGGATCTGTGCTGAGTATTGGGCTATCTCTTGCAGATAGTCCTCTACCTGATCTTTAAACTCTCCTACACGTCCCGATAAGGCCCGTTGCATGATGCTGGCCTCTGTGGCTGTTTTAGGCTTCACAATGGTCGATCTGGCTGCATCTTGTAAGCCAGTGACTTGCTCCCAGTCGTGCCTGACTGTGCTCGTGTCATAAACAAGTGGATCAATCTTTGGATGATCTTTAGGCTGTATGACTTGGCTGAGTGTTTTACCTTCAGTGTCAAAGATAATCACATCACCAAATGTGGCATCTTTGTATTTTTTGATAGTCTTTTCATTAATCTCTGCACTGGCCACCCATCCCGGTATACAGAGGTCTCTGTGTTTATTAAATCGATCACGAGCATGGTTATGCTCGTCCTGAAGGCGCTCAGTCAGGTCTACTAAACTTGGGCCCACAAACTGCCCATCAACGACTTGATAAGGTAGCAAGAAGAATGGATACCAACGCTCCCCGGTTTTCGGAGGGGCATAGGGCTCTCTTAGCCAAAAGTCGGCGCCCTCGGCCATGGTGTAAATACGTTGGGTGGTTTTATCCCATATCTCCATGACAGCGATCTGCTGATCATCTTCTATAGGCTCTCTAAATCCAAGGGAGGACGCAGCTAGCCTGGTTGATTTCTTTAAATGAGATACACCACCATTGTTTTGATATAGCTTTACATGGCTCAATGGCAATTGATACAGGGCCTCGGCTTGAGATCTTTTCATGGGCACTAACTGACATATCCAATCAGCATCGGTATAGTCCCAAAACTCACAAACAGAGGGGTCTATGAGTAGGTTCTCTGTCAGCACCCTATCAATCACCAAGCCCTCAGTATTTGTAACCTCAGCCTGCTCAGCCAGTGATTGAAGTAATTCTTTTAGCTCTGCGTGTTTAGCTTCATGGTGCTGCCTTTGATTTGGATCGTCTAAATCTCTAAGTAACTCCTCAATTGCGAGGACATTGTCTTGGGTGTCATTGATACGCTCTTCAATTAAAGGATCTTGACTGATTTGACGTTGGTAAGTGACTTTGAGAATCCCAAAGCTGGTTGTCAGAGCACTTCTTAAAGTGGACTTAGCTCGACTTTTTAACTTGGCTTTCTCTAAGGATCTATTAGTAACTGTTTCTAGTGTTTTGCAAAAGAGTTTTAGCTTAGCCCCACTATGTAATGGCGTGGTGCTAATTTCAGGGTTACGAGCATAGATGTTAGGCAGGATGGCTGATATCGTGCCATGAATAAGATTAGCTCTTTTGCCATAGAAGTCTTTACTGCTTGGATCTAGGTGCCAGTTAAAGCCTGCAACAGTTGCCCTGTTGTGCTTTACCCTTTTATGAAAGGCACTCCAATGGGCTCTGGCATGAGCAATACGGGCAGCCCATTTTTTAGCAAGTTCATTCGGTAGATGTTTTGTAGATGGCATCCACCTATTTATAAAGTCAATTTATGGTGGTGGCGGATATATCTTTAATGTGGAGTAGGTAAATTTTTATTGAGTGACTACTGTTCTGCCCTTCTCACCCTCATCACCCCATACCTCGTTGCATCCCAAGCGTGATCTTCTGCATCTGTATCTACATCTTCAAGATTGATTCTGTCAGGGGGAAGTTGCGGCACAGTTCTGAGCCAGTGTTTGCAGCTGGAGAATATCTTTAGGCGCCCCTCTGCCAAAAGTCTAATGAGTTCTTGTGCACCGTTAACCCTACTTCTCGGTGCGTTATACGCCTCTACCCATTTAACTCCCTTATCCCGGAATATTTGCCCAATCGATCGCTCTGCACCTATCTTGCTGAAGATGGATGGGTCCGCAGGATTCATACGGTATTCGTATCCTAAGCGCTCGTCATGCTCTTCAATTGCTTTTATCCTGTCAGCAACAACCGTGGCATCTTCTCTGGTACCAGTGTTCTCTTTTTCTCCATAGCCATAGAGTTCACGCCAGATGTAATGAACACCATCGGGAGATAAAGCAAACCAGTAAATTGCATATGGTCTTGCATACCCCCAATCCATCGCTCGCCAAACCTTCCAGTTCGTTGGTATGGCAAAGGGTTCAACAACATGCTCACTAGGCTTCCAAACAGCCTCCAAGAAGCTACCAACGTGTATATCCCAGTCACCTTCTAACCAGGCTCTTCTTCGATTGGGGTCACTTAGAGACTGGAGGCTTAGTAGGTAATTAGGATCATTGTTAAGAAGATGGGTGTTCTCATAAATACTTGAGTGGATTCTGACTCTTGGCTGCATGCCCTCGGCTCGTATAACCTGCCCTGGGGGTATTTCACCAATCTTAAATCGCTGCTTTACAGGGCCATGGCCAACACCAAATGGATTACAGGTAGCTCTGATCATTCTGGGCATGCCCGGATATGAAGATCTACAAGTTGAATGCATCGCCTCATAAAAAGAGAGGCTTCTCCAGTTGGTGAGCTCCTCAAATCCCAGCCAAGGGTACTCATGACCATGGTAGTTCCAGTAATCATCCTCATGAGCACCATAACGAAAGTAAAGCATCTCCCCAGTAGGCCACTTCCAAACATAATCAGATTCATTAAATTTGGCCCCGGGGAATATTTGATAGAACCAACGTTTACTTTTAGCCACCACATCAGCTAACTGCGGGTAAGTTAGACGAAACAATGTTCCTCGCCAATGCTCACCGAAGCCTCTGCCAACATATTGTGCAAAGCTCATCAGCAAAGTGTCAGTCTTACCACCACCTCGTGTTCCCTCTAGTAAAGCCTCATATATTGGGCAAGTTAAAAATAGTGTTTGGCTACCAGGTAATGGCGCCCATACAGTCTTGGCAGTCTCCAACATTAGCTCTGTGATGCCTTTTCCCATTCAGATGGGCTCAAGGTTTGCGGCACAACCAATACCCCAGACTGTAATGGCGCTCCATTTCTTCCGGTATGTTCGATGGCGCTTAGGCGCGGATGAATATATGGCGCAGCATATTTTGCAATTGCGGCTGCCATGTTCAACAACTTGACCCTCTCTTCACTCACTAAACCATCATTACTCTCAGACTCTGTGGTGATGTGTTCTGCGGCCTCTAAAAGCTCATGCATCGTCTTAATCATCACTTCAAGGGGTGTAGGCGCCCCACTCTTTACGAATTGCTCTGCAAGCTCTCTGGTCTTACGGGTAACACTTCCTGCTTTCCTACCTGCTCCTTGACGATAACCACCTCGACCATTATTTGGTTTGTTTGAATCTTCTTTGATTATTTTCATTTTTTCAAATCACTCATGGTCTGAGGACAACTTCCGATGATGGTTAACAAGTGAGGCTGAAGGACCACTGAATCACCCAGTGGCTCATAGAACTTGATGACCACTCTTTGGAATAGGTCGAGCTTACTTTCAGCACCACGATGCTTGATCACGACACCCACCCTGCCACTGGGAGTTTTTACAATCGAACCAATAGGCACATCATCCATATCCAAGTGACTAGAAGAAGGCTTATCCATCTCTAGCTCTGGTCTGCCGTTAAATACTCTCATTCATTCGCTCCATATTTTTTTACTTCTGATCGCTCTCTAACCACCCTGAAGATCCTGGTTTTGAAAGAGTCATAACTCTCATTGCCCTGCGGCCTCAGTTGTAGCTCCTGACCCTTTCGATCAATGCCTTCGTGCGTCACCCACCACGGATCTAAATCAGAGCATGGCTTTTGTCGATTGGCCTTAAGAATCGCTAAGACATACCCAGGATTAATCGGAGTGGTATTAGCTTTTTTCTTACGCTGCTCAAGTGCTTGAGCAATAGCCCCTTGAATCTCACTTTGATTTGGATTCAGTCTTTGTAGCTCTTGAAAGTTTTCATCCGCGTCGCTCACCATGACGCCAGCCTTGATAAATTCTTCAGCTAAAAACTGTTGATTAACCCCCATTGGTAAAACACCTGTTGTTGTCTGGTGTATGGAGATTGGTGCTTGGTGTTTGGTGATTGGTGTTTGGAGAGTAATGCGTTCGCATTGCGATGGCATTGCATCCTGACACTCTGTAGCATCGCCATCGCATTTAGTTCTGCAGTTACTCCATCTTGCTTCGGCGCTTTTCCTGGCCTTGGCTTGCTTGTCTTTGTATCGTGCTATTTCACGATCACAGCGATCTTGATGCCATCCATCAGGTTTTAATATGAAGAATTCATTTAAAACAGATTGAACGGCGTCTTTCTCATCTTTGCTTCTTGCCAAGATCAGTCTTTGCACAACCTTAGGATCTTTAGGTAGTGGTTTTTCAGTTGCATAGTATTTACGTATCAACCTACTGTAGGCGGCATCCTCTAAGAAACTCAGATGCGCGGTTGCTTCTGCGTAATCACCAATGTGATGCTCGTAGTAATTCATTGATGTCTCTCTCTTTTAATTCCTTCTGAAACTATTTGATGAAGAGCATCTATATAAGACTTTGGATAACAGCTTTCGTCCTTAGAAACGACTTTCAATTGGCAGATTGCCAAAAGTAATGAAACAGACTGAATTCCGTGCTCCATAAAGTGAAGTACCTTGGTTGGAGTCTCTCCCATTTTGTCAGATATATAAGTTTCACCAAGCTCATAGAATGCATGTTCAATGGCAGCCTTAACCTGTGCCGCATCCCTTGTAATACTGGCTCCGGATGGATTTTTAGTTAACTGAATTTGGGGCATTAAATACCCCTACTGTTAAAAAAATGATGGACTACAAAGTTCATTTTGTTATGATATTTTTCACAGAAAAAATTACTCCCTAAATACGACATATTTCCCTCGCTCCGTTCAATTAGTAATTTTTGTAGCTCAAGTTCTACGACGAAAGTTATTTCTGACTCAAGCCGGTCCACGGACCAATGAACATTTTTTTTGTTCAGCTATACGTGTCTCTTTTTCAATAAACAAATAGCAAAAGATAAGAATCTATCAATTGATATTGATAGAGTCAAACCCATTTTGATATCATGTGTATAGAGTCGACATTTATGACAAAACCAATAAATTCCACACGCGTAGAGAGGCTGAGGCTTCTACTGTCTGAAAAGTTTTCAGACAGTCAGATTTCATTCGCCAATATCGTCCAGGTAAATCCGGGACAGGTCAGTCATTGGTTGACTGGCTTTAGAAATCTGGGCGAGAAGTCAGCTCGCAACATTGAAGAGAGACTCAACTTACCCTTTGGTTGGCTAGATCAACAAACTGAAACCAAACCAGCGAGAAAAAAAGTTTCTCCTGGCATGGTGCCTTTATTGGCTTGGGAAAACATCTCGACTTATTCAGAATCAGATTTTTCTGAAACCACGTACTGTCCGACAGTATTTGGCGCCCACACCTTTGCAGTGAATGTTGTGGGTGATGCCATGGCAGCAGAGCATGGTTACTTTGATGGGGACATCATCTATGTTGATCCATCTAAAAAAGTAAAGCATGGCGATGACGTTCTTTTTAAAACATCAGATAACAAGTATTTGTTCAGACGCTTGAAGATTGATGAGACCAGCCCTTACCTTTGGGCCATCAATCCAGACTTCAAGCCTAGGATGATCCGTATTGAGAACTTACAACAGATCATCGGAAAAATAATTTACTCAGGTCGAGTACGCTAGTAAAAAATATTAGTCTTGTGGTCAGCTATCTATTGACTTTGATAGTTTGAATTTGCTACAAGGGGGCCTCATTCAACAAAGGACCCCACCATGACCCTCATGTACATTGACCCCAACGATGAAAAAGATTCAGTTTTTCCTTATCAATCAAAGACCTTAGATTCTCCAATCAAAGATTCATTGAAAGAAGCTCAGTTTCATCCTGACCTTCAATCCTTTATTTCCACCAAATGCCATATCCGTGAGGATGATTCATATTGGGTTGAGTTCTTTATTAATTACGGGATCAAAACTCCTGGAATAGAGATTTATTTGAATCGCTGGACTGAGAATCAAGAGATCCTCAAGTTTTTAAAGAATCTTCACAACTCCACCTTCAATCTCATTCAGTTCATTGAGAGAAATGACCTTCTTTCGAAAAGAGCTGAAAAAGAATGATAAAAATTTTTAGGCCTTAAGTTAAGGCAACTTCAAGATAAGTATTCCGTTAAAGGACCTTGTTTGCGTGCAGAAGTATTAACTCAATACAACTAATCACAACAGGGTCTTTTTTTGATATTGACGTTATCAATATCAATTGATATATTTTAAGCTCTATTGAAACTTAAGTAAATCTTCGGGAGCTTATCTATGAAAAGAATCACCATTGTTGGAATGATCTCCATCTCGTTTTGCCTAGGCTATATCTTGGCAATGAAAGATCAAAGAAAAATCATCCAGGCTATCAATGCCACACAAACAGTTGTAGAACCTGAATTGGGTTTGTGCATGAGACAAGGGGGTCTATGACTGTCCTAAGACTCTACTGGCTCTATCGATCATTTGGATACTCAAAGATCAGAGCCATCCGCAATGCTTTCATTAAGTTATTAAAACCAAATCTATAAGTTAAGGAGAACCCAATGCAAGAAAACAATACCAGCCTAAGCCTAGTTCGTTTGCCTCAGATATTGAAAGTTCTACCAGTATCCAAATCAACGTTTTGGAATCTAATCGCTAGAGGCGACTTCCCAAAACCTTTGAAGATCGGAAGATCCTCTTTTTGGACAGCTGAGCAACTACACAGCTACATAAAAAGTAAGATAAATCACCAAAAGTGTCAGAGCCTACCAAGCGCCGATTAGTGTCCAATTAGTGTCCAAATCGGATATTTGAAAAATTGTTAGTAGCTGCTTTCGCTACAAACTACTGTTAAATGGTCGGGGCGAGAGGATT